CCCGCCGCGCATCATCATGGAGCAGGCGACACCGCCGCTTTACAGGCAGGAGCCGGACGGCACACAGACCGTTGAACCGAATCCGGTGATCCAGATCATCGGCAGGCCGGACCTACAGGTGATTACGACCGGAAAGCTCGCGATCAGCAAGCGGGATCTGACGAAGATGGTAAACGGCGCCGCCGCTCTGCTGGAACTGTTCCTGCGCGGGTTTATGCAGGAGCGCAAGGAAATGGAGGCGGCGCAGGAATGAGTAAGAAAGACAAGTGCCGCCGGGAAGAGCTGCGGCTTGGCAAAAAGGACATGAGCTTTGCGGAGATCATGCAGGCAATAGGGGCGTGCAGGGCGGACGACTGCGACAAGTGCCTGCTGAACGGCGGCCCCATCGCAGGCTGGTTCCCGGAGGATGTGCCGGACTGCTATACCGTGCTGCTTAAAAACGCGGCGAAGCAGCTGCGCCGCACCGGGAATTGGTGGCGCTGGGATGATATCTTCCACGTCTACCGCTGCCCGGCCTGCGGCAGGCCGCAGAAGCCGCACGTCGAAGTCTGGAAAAAGGGCGGCGTGAGGAAGAACCTGCCGCGCCGGTGCCAATACTGCCAAGCAACACTGGAAGGGATAGAAGGAGAAGAAAATGATCATTGAGATTTTAGAGCTTGCATCCGCGCTGGAGTGGATTGCGCTGGGCGTGCTGGTATTTTTCAAGCTGCGCAGCCTCAGACGCAGATTGGAAGCAGCGCTGAAGGATCTGGAAGATTCTATCCGCTGAACGCATGGCCGGAATCTCCGGCCACGCTTTGAGCGGGTAGATTGGGAGGAATCACCATGAACATTGTGTACAACATGGACTGCATGGAGTATATGCGGACGCTGCCGGATAAGGAGTTCGATCTGGCCGTGGTAGACCCTCCGTATTTCAGCGGCCCGGAACGCCGGGGCTATTACGGCAGCAGGGTAAGCAAGATCGGCGTGCATAGGGATTACCCGATCTCCCCGGAGTGGGAAATCCCGGGCGTAGAATATTTTGATGAGCTAAACAGGGTGGCGCAGAAGATCATAGTCTGGGGCTGCAACTACTATAAATATATTTTTCCGCCCGGACGAATTGTCTGGGATAAGTGCAACGGGGAGAGCAGCTTCAGCGATTGCGAGATCGCGGCGACAAATTGCCATGATAGCGTCAGACTGATCCGGTATATGTGGAATGGAATGATGCAGGGCAAAAGCATCGCCGACGGCACTTCCCAGCAGGGCGATAAGCGGAAGAATGAGAAAAGGATTCACCCTACACAAAAGCCTGTCGCACTCTATGCGTGGATCTTCACCCGGTATGCAAAGCCGGGATACAAGATACTTGATACGCACCTTGGGAGCGGGAGCAGCCGGATTGCGGCGTATGACGCAGGGCTGGATTTCGTGGGGTGTGAGATCAACAAGGATTATTTCGCGAAACAAGAGGAACGTTTCGCCGCGCATACGGCGCAGCTATCACTATTTGTATAAAAGAGGATGGAGTATGGCAAAGAGGCACAAGCGCCGCCTGTTTACAGGGGCGGTATGTACGCAGATCGTGTATACCGTGTCCGATGGCGCGAACAAAAAGACCAGCAAGCCGCGAAAGCCGCGGTTCCAGACGCAGGCGGAGCGCGAAGAATTCAACGGGAAGCTCTCGGCGGATAGGCTGGCGGCCATTGTCAACGCCAACTTC